GCGAGCCCGATGTGGGTATCCGTGAGCTTGCCCTTACCAATGGGGGTACGGGTGTTGTGGGCATCGAGGATGCGGATCTGGCCATCCTTCGTGAGCGCGAACTCCTTGAACGCGCCCGGCTCTACGATGTCACCACCGAGATCGGTGTTGCCGTACACAGAAGCAAGCCCCTCGAAGGTGCCGGCCTCGGTGAGTTCCTTGATCTCGAAGTTCCGGTCGATGATTTGCATGGTCATGATTATACCCCCATTTCACTTTAAAGTATTGAACTATGCGCTGGCCGGTTCATTTGATGCTTCGTTACTCAGCGGTGTGGTGGTGCCGAGTCTAGATGCGGGTGCTGCTGGTGGCTCGTCCGGCAACGCCTCGATGTCCATCATGTTCGCCTGCACCGTGTAACCGTCGAGCGCCGGGTCCGAATTCATATTCTCCTTAGCGCGCACCTCATTGCGTGTCATCCACCCGTTTTGAAGCGCAGTCGAGTAGAACGCAGAGCGAGCCGCGGAGTCCGCGCGAAGCAGACCCTCGAAGTTGAACCGCAGGTAGACGCCCTTGGTGCGGTCCTCGACCGACAACAACCACTTCGCGACTGACGCCTCGATACGAGTGAAATAAGGCATGAGCGTGTACTGGACAAACTCCTGCGACTGCTGCTCGATATTCGAGAATGTCGCCTTATCGAGGTCCGCAACCATGTGCGGCGGCACGCGGTAAAAGCGACATATCTCCTGCACGTTGAACTTGCGCAGCAGCAAGAACTCCATGTCCTGCAAAGGCATGTTGCCCCAAGGCTCCGGCTTCATACCACCCTCAAACAGGGCAAACTTGTGTGCGTTGCCGGCGCCACCGAGCATCTGCTGAAGATTCTCACGCGCGATCTCGCGCTGTTCCTTGTTCAAGAAGTTGGGGATGTGCACGGTGCCAGAAGGCTTACCACCCTGCCTGAAGAACGTAGCACCGAAATCCTCAGTGGAAAGCGCCATGCCCATCGCGTTGCGGGCTGCCTGGATGGGTGACAGGCCCACCAACCCACTGGGTCCGAACCCTTTCACATGCCAGATGTTGCTCTGTGGAAAATCCTTCGGTACCCCGTTCACGTTGATCGAGTAGGAGACACGATGGTTCTTATCCATCTTCGGGGTAACGAGCGGCGACGGAATAGGCACGACGGACTCAAGTTCACCCCGCTTATTGCGCTCCACAAGCGAGTAGGCATTACCTGTCTGGCAAAGGTTGAGGACGAGGGACTCGATAAACTCGACCTTCGTCATGTTCGCGTTGGGAGAATTACAAAGCACCAACGACAATCGGTGGTCCGGCAGTCGGTTAGAGTTACCTCGTTCATCCTTCTGGTAGACACCAACGGGCAAAGCGCCGATGGTCTCCGACAAGATTCGTTGGCAGGACCACACGGTCGACAACGTCATGGCTGAGTCTGGGTTGACCGACTTTCCAGACGTACTGATGTCACCCCCCAAGATGCGGCGCACGAGCTCATGGTTCATGGGGTCGAATGCGGCGCTCGATTGCGCTGCGGCCTTGCGGTTCCAGAGTCTGCTGAGTAAATTTGCCATGTATTACACCCCAGTCCGCAATCTCGTCATAAGTGCATACGTTTCTCGTGTGGCGGTTAATTCGTCGTCGTGAGAGGTATCTGGGTGTAGGGTAGGCGCGAACGGCGCAGAATTCACCCACACGGTGATGGGCCCCAGGCGCGGGGCGGTTTCGAGCAGCTCGATGAATTTCTTATTAAAGTCTCTCATAGTGCTCCTAGACGATCACCGGATTCTCAAGCCACCCGCTGATCTCGGTAGTCATCGCCCTGGAGATCGCCATGATCACCGCCACGATACCGTCGATCTTCTGGTCCTTACGGTCCTTGGAAGGAACAGTCAGTCCCTTGCCTGCCGACTTCGACACCACGTTGGAAGCCATCCACTCCAAGACAGGATCCCCGTCGTGGTGGAACCTCCCGCTCTTGATGGCGGCGGTGAACTCGTCGTAAGCTTCACCCATATTCTTCGCAGTCTGTCCGACCTCGACGACCTTGGCGCCCTCCTTCGAAAGCTGGTGCGCCAACTGCGTCGCGCGCCAAGGGTCGTAGACGACCTCCTGGATTTGGAACTTCGGCGCCTCCGCCATCACATCTTCCCGCACCTGATCAAAGTCGATTTCAGCGCCCGGAGTTGCGATAAGGCGACCGTCGATCACCCACTTACGATATGCCTGTTGGTTGTTCGTCGCCTCTTCGATCGTATCCTCTGGGAGGTAGTTCTTCACAAAGGCGTAGTAATGTATCTCACTATCGATCCGCTTCTTGAAAACCTTTGCCGAGCTGCAGATGTCGATCTTGCTGGCCAAGTCAAGGGCGAACCATACCTGCTCGCCCATGAAGTCGTCAAGCTTCAGTGACTTATCCCCGCACTTCTTCCACGCCACCATGTTAATGCCAGCGACCGACGCGGCACACCATACGTTGAGATGCTTCGTCTTGAACCGGTTCTGATAGGCGGAGTTCTGAGACGCTTGGCGCTGCTGTGCCATCAAAAAATCTTCGTCGACTGAGATGCCAAGGTTGGGGTTCGCCTTCCGCAGCGACTCATGTGACGTCCAATCGTCCTCTTCGTCAATCCCGTAGATGACCGTGAACAGCTCTTCGTTGACGACAGACCCACTCAAGACCTTCTTCGCCTCGAGGTGTTTGTCATAACATGGCGACGCAAGGTTGGTACCAGCTGTCGTGATGATCAGGACCATGGGCTGCTCACGTGCACCCATACCAGTCACCATGGTGTCAAGCAAGTCAGAGCTCTGGTGCTCGTGGTATTCGTCGATGATCGCGCAGTGGGGAGAAGCGCCGTCCCCCGGCTTCCCGATGATCGGCCAGAACCTCGAGTTGTCTTCGGCCTTGACCAACGCTCGCGCCCAGACCTCAACCCCGTACTTGGTAATGATGGATGGGGACCGCATGACCATGAACCTTGCAGGTCCAAACACCTCCCACGCCTGTTTCTCTGAAGTGGCGCCCGCGTAGACCTCGGCGCCGTGCTCTCCGTCGCACAGCAGCATGTTGTTGCCAATGGCGGCCGCCAGTGTCGACTTGCCGTTCTTTCGAGGTACCGAGACGTACATCTCGCGGAACCGGCGGAGCCCGTCCTTCTTACGCTTCCAACCGAACCCCACGACGAGGACGAACGTCTCCCATGGTGAGAGCTGAATCCTGGCACCCTTGACTGCCCACTTGCCCTTGATGTGGGGGTACTGCTCTGCGTCTTCGCAGAACTTGTTGGCCGCCTCCGCGTCGAACACGTAGGGCCAAGCTTCTGAGTCCTGCTTGGCAAGGTCGTCAAGGTGGCGCTGGCAGGCCTGGATGACTGACTCACACGCAAGAATCTTTTTGCTGATGACGTCGCTGATATACTGGAGGGCCGCGGCAGTGTAGTCTGTCTTCTTGAAGATGTGGAACTCACCATCTTCCTTCTTGCGGAAAGTGCTCTTCGACAGAGGATCTGGCACCATGCCCTCAGGGGCTTGGCGAGGGTTGTCGCGATAATACCCACGCGCCAAGAGCTTGGCAGGATCAATCTTTGCCCTGCCCTTTTTCTTCGGCTTGGGTGGTGGTACCTTCGCCATGAGAGCCTGGTACTCAGCCTCCACGAAATCTGGGATTTTCTTCTTCACACCCATCACTCACACCCTCGGTCAGTGAAGGCCAATTCCGTAAAAAAAACATTATGCACACGGTCCTCAGTGAAAAGGCCGTAGCTTTTGGGCCCGCCTACCGGGGTGCTGTCAGGAAAATGACAGTTTTCATCACTGGGTGTCACTGCGTTCACACTCACACCACCGTGCACAGGGTGCGAGCCCTCAGTGCTCGGCCCCACGTGCTTGGAGCCGAGCACTTCGCCGCGATGCAACGCCAGCTCATCAGCACGCGTCTTCTTGTCATGGCACGACTTCGCCATGGGCTGCCAGTTATCACGGTTCCAAAACAATTGTTGATCACCCTTGTGAGGGATGATGTGATCAACCACACTGGCAGGCGTAGCGCGAAGGGCTCCGCTCTTGCAATCAACACATGCGCACAACGAGTGCTCACGCAAGAACTGCGTGCTGGCCACTGACCACGTGCGGGTGTATCCACGGCGGTAAGCGCTTGGCCGCGAGGCCTCATGCTCGGTCTTCAGCGCTAGCTTGTGAGCATCACACCTGCCTCGCAACACGAGGAGCTGGCAGCCGGGGTGCGAGCAGCGACGGAACGAGCGGTTGGGCAAAGCTCGACTCCCTCAATCACAAGTAGATGACCGAGGATTGTATGCCCAACAACACCCGCCCGCGTGCTTAATGGGGGCCTGCTACACACATTTCAGGTGTAGCGGCAATGCGTAGTGTCATTTTTGTATATGAAGAGCTACTATACTTCTTAATTCTTCTCTTCTCTATTAGTAGAAGATTAGAAAAATAGTAGAGAGAGTAAGAATATAATAGAC